AAATTTTCCCACAACCTCCGGCTTGAATCTTCATATCCAAATTTCCGGACCGGGCCATCCGATCTGCCGACTGCCCTGCCAAATAAAATTCCGGCCATGAAAATTTACTGTTGACAATCTGCTAACACTATGCTAACATATTGACAGGTCAAACGACCGGACAACAGAATAAGGAGGTAACAATATGACCGAAACATGGACCGTGCTCGATAAGGTCCGCACATACGATACGGACATCGCGCATATTATGACAACCGCTGTGCAGCACATCGAGAAGAAGGGCCAGCCCGCAGCCGATGTAATAATGAAGGAAGCATTCCTGTCTCTGGCCCGCCTTCTCGATCTCGACAGATCGGAGGTAATCAAACATGCTCTATTATAAAGTATTATGCAAGAGTGCCAGACATCGCGACGAGCCTATAAGGGAATACAATTCCGTTGAATATGATAACCGTCGTGACGCAGAGGCGGTCCGCTTATGTGCTCAGGACGAAGGTCTCGAAGCATGGGTAGACTGGTATGATGACGGAAAGGAGCAGACATGAAACCTAAGGAACTACCGGCCAAAGAAGCGAAGGCCTATTCAGCAATGGTAACACTCTCAAACTACTGCAAGAAGCACGAATGTGATCCGGGAGACTGCCTTTTCTGTTATGGTGAAGAGGGCTATTGTGACCTTGAGGATTATCCTATTAATTGGCGGCGCATTATATCAGAACGCATAGAGAACATGAACGCAGGAGGACACTGATGCTGATTGAAGAATTTGAAGAGCGCACCGGAATGACTGTCGGCTATTACTTCTATCATAAAGTAATTGAGCCGATGTATAACAGTCTTCCGGAGGACATGACAAAGGATCAGTTTTGTGAGCTGATCAATCCGGAAGGACTCGACAAGGTCCAGTGCGAATATTATCTAAATCATCAGGAGGAACAGTTTTGAAGATCAAGGAAAACATCAACGGCCTGTACTATTCGTCAATGAATTTCAGACCGGCAAAGATCACGGCACGAAAAGAGAAGACCGGAAGGCGCAAGACCCTGTCACTTTCCGTTGATGATCTGGGAGTCATGATCGAAGTGATCGTGACTCCGGAACTCCAGAAATTTCTTTCGGAGGACTAACAAAATGGGCCACGATAACATTCACATGTATAGCCAGATGAAAACATGCCCGGTCTGTGACAAGAAGTTTGTATGCTCAGTTTCCGACTGGGCATATAAGATCGAGCACGGGACCTTGGCACCGAAGTTTTTCTGCTCTTGGCATTGCATACAGGCGTATAGGGCAGGACTTGAAGCAATTAAACAGGCCTATAAGGGAGGAGAGACTAATGCTAACCGAAAATGAAATACTTTTTCTTATCTGCTGCACATCAACTATGGCAATGGTGGCCGATGGAGAAGAGATACTGCAAGCATGTGATCAGGTGACACTGAAGCTCATGCAGATGAACAAGGATCATTATCCTGTGCCGGACGGTTTTAAGGAAGCTCCGGAAAACATCGACGAAATCATACACAGCTGCGTCGTGAGATACAAGGACGATATACTGCTCCCTATCATTAAAAAGTTGACCGCTGTGGATAATGATGATAAACTAAAGGAGGAAACTGTGGAATGAAGGAGGTATACAGATGGACGCGAATACGATCACCGGCATCATCGGCAGCTTAGGCTTTCCCATTGCGGCGGCCTGTTTCATGGCGTGGTTTATGGTTACACAAGTCAAAGAATTCCGGAAGACGATCGAGGAAAACACGAAAGTTATTCAGGAGCTTCTTATCACGCTGAGAGAACGGCGCACCGCTTCCAACGATAAGGAGGTTATTTAGTGAATATTGATTATAGATACCAGCTCCGCGTGACGACTGAATGGCTTGACAAGGTTAAGGCATGGTCGGCAGAAGCCGGAATGACAGGACCCGCTTTTGTCAGGAAATGTGTCGAGATCGCCGGCCCGGAGTTAGTAAGGAGGATTAAAGGTGAAACGCTATCTGATCCGATGGAAAATAAATGAACATTGCTCTGTCGCGGACATCTTCGAAGGTGAAACAAAGAAGGACGCGACAGAAGCAGCAAAGAAAACTTTTACGAAGATGATGCCGCTCAGGAAAGAACTCTGGAAACCGGAGCGCATCGAAATATCAGAACTCATTGAAAAGGAGAATGGTGACAATGGCTATACAGAAGAAGACGAAGACGACTGAAACAAAGACAACAGCTCAGGCAGAGCACAAGAATCATCAGATCATAGTGAACAGAGCTCACGAGCTTGACAACGGGACGATCATGTTTGACTGCAAAGTAAACGATGTTCAGATTTACGGCTGCTCTTACAAGATGCTTCAGAAGAAAGACGGCTCCGGAGAGTTTGCGAAGATCGGATTTCCTTCCAGAAAAGGCTCCGATGACAAGTGGTACAATGAAGCATATTTCTTTGTGACCGAAGACGATCTTGAAGCAATCGAGAAGGGTATCGAGGAGAAGCTCGCCTGACTACTTAAGTATATACTTAAGTATATAGGGACACTGCAGCGGCAAGGCAAGACCTTGCCGCTTTTTAACACAAGGAGGTAAAAGATGGCGCGGAAACAAAGACCAACGAAGTCACAGCCAACGTACCGGGAGCCTGATTTTGATATAAGGGAAGGCGAGACACCGGAGCAGTATTACAAAAGGCTCGCCAAAGTCGCAGATCAGAGACTTGTCCGGCTGGAGAAGCTTTCCAAACAAGCCGGCTATAAAGGTGTAAAAGGTTTTTCCTACGCGAGAGCAATCGCAGACATACAGATATATAACCCGAAGGGATCGCGTTTCAATGCCGCAATATCAAAAGATCCCCGCATCTTAAAGGAGCAGACCATGTCCGTTCTGGACTTCCTTCGTGCTCCGACTTCAACGAAGGTCGGCATAGATACATCTTTCAGAAATTCCATCGACACGATAAACAAGAAGTACGGCACAAGCTTCACATGGCAGGAAGCTGCAAACTTCTTCATGAAAAATCAGGCAACGAGTCAGTTTAAAGCTGCCAACGGCTCCCCAACCGGACTTCGCGCCATCGGTCAAATTCAGCGCTTGGACGCTGAAATTAAGAAGGGTATTGAGCAAAATATGGATTTTAAGATAACCGGGCCGGAGAAGAACGCGGCCATTAAGTTATTAAAGGACCGCCGCAGGAAGTACATCGGCGGCCGCGAGTATACAGAAGATACAAAGATACAGATTCTGAAGCTTCTTGATCCTGAGAACAAATATGACTGGATGGGTAAATTCAAAGTCAAATAATAGAGGTTTGGTGACATGAGAACAAGGATAACATCGGCTGTCCGCCGTGAACTCTCAGAAATAGGATTTGTCGTGTCCTTCTGGGAGGAATATAACTTTGACAATCTCTTAAAAGTGCCGGTCAGGGAGAAAAAAGGGAAACAAAAGGTAACCTATTCCGATTGCGTCATGATGATAGACACCGAAACTTCTCCCTTTTGTGAGAATCCTCAGACGGAAGAGGAGCATAGAAACCATGTGTGCATGTGGTCATTGGCCATAAATACACTCGGTATGGATATATGTGCTCTTTGGGGCAAGAAGCCGTCGGACCTGATGAAATGTCTTCATATAATAAAGGAAAAGCTCCGGGCGGATGAAGTTTACTGTTTCGTGCATAATCTTTCGTATGACTGGACCTTCCTCCGAAAGTTTTTCTTTTCCGCTTTCGGCTGGCCTTGTAACCAGCTGAACACAAAGCCGCTTTATCCGATAACTATCCGCTTCGAAAACGGACTTGTTCTCCGGGACAGTTTGTGCCTTGCGCAGCGCTCTCTTGAGAAATGGGCGAAGGATCTCGATGTTGAACATAAAAAAGCTGTGGGGAAATGGGACTATGACCTGATACGGCACTTTGACTGTTGGGAGCCGACAGCGAACGAGCTCGAATATGCTTTAAATGATGTTTTGGCAGGAGTTGAGTGCATAGCGAAGACAATAAAGCTTCTGAAAAAGTCTGTCCGAAGTCTTCCTGTGACGGCGACCGGCATACCCAGAACGGAGTCAAGAGACATCGGAAAGAAGCACAGAGCACACGCGGAAGCTGTGAAGCGTCTTCCCGATCATTACGAAACGCAGCTGAAATTCGAGCTTGGTTTTCACGGAGGTTATACACATCCCAACCGCTTCATTAAAAGGGACACATATCCGAACTATCTTAAAACGCTTCACTGGCTGATACGGTGCATGGACTATGCTTCATCATATCCTTTTCAGTGCCTTGCGAAGAAAATGCCTGACTCAAAATTTGAACTGCTTGACGATCCGAACATTGACGCACACTATATTCTTGACAGCTGTGAAGACTATGCTTACCTTATACACATCAAAGCTCTTGGAGCAAGGCTCAGGGATCCCCGCTGGCCTATGCCGGCATTGCAGGACGCGAAATGCGGAAGCTCCGTCAACAATATCCTTGATAACGGCCGTATAATAAAGAGCGACTACTTTGACATGTGGATCACCGACAAGGATTTTATGCTGATATATGAACAGTATGCCTTTGATGAACTGATATTTGACGAAGTCTGGTTTGCACACAAGGACTACCTGCCGCGCTGGTTTAGGGATTACATCTATAAGCTCTTCAAAGATAAGACCATGCTAAAAGGTGAAGATCCTGTCAACTATATGATAGCGAAAGCAAAACTCAATGCGGCTTCCTTCGGAATGTGCGCACAACGGCCGGTCAAGGCTGACATCGTCGAAGACTATTCGACCGGAGCTTATGGTATGAAGGAAGGCTTTGACTTCGAGGAAGAGTACCAGAAGCACTTGAAGAACTTTAACACGTTCCTTCCTTATTCATGGGGAGTATGGATAACGGCTGAAGCTCAGTACGACCTTTTCGAGCTTGGGAAATGTGTCCCGAAGGATGACATCTGGCTATACTCAGACACAGACTCCGTTTATGCGACCGGCTTTGATGAAGAGAAACTTGCAGAGCTTAACGCTAAGAGAAGACAGATGCTCATAGATCAGGGATATGCTCCTATTGAATGGAAGGGTAAGGAGTACATGCCCGGTGTTGCGGAAGACGATGGAACTTATATGCAGTTTAAGGCGATTCACTCAAAGTGTTATTGTAAAAGACCGCTTACAGCATACGGCGATAACTTCATCATGGGCGAAGATTTAAAGATAACTGTTGCGGGCGTTCCGAAACGTGGAGCGAAATCTCTTCATAATAATATAAACAATTTTGACATCGGGACCATCTTTCCGGGAACTGAGTCAGGGAAGAAGCAACACACATATTATTATGTTGAAGAGATATACACTGATTGTCATGGAAACGAGACAGGAGACTCCATCGAACTCTCGCCCTGCGACTATCTGATAAATGATCCGAACAAGATCGACTGGGACGAGCTTTTAAGAGAAGAGGTGACGATAAACGATTATGAAGACTTCGAGTGACATGTATTATAATATAGAAACCGACCTTTCCGCATACCCCGACGCATGGTGTTATGTCATCATTGGCGGCCGTAATACTGGTAAAACTTACTCTACACTCAAATACTATCTTAATGAGCACAAGAAGATAGTTTTCTGTAAACGCACAAATGACGACATCGACACTCTATGCGCCGGGAATACTATCGGAAAGAAGGGCGCGGAATATGAAGTAGACTTTTCACCATACAAGGCAATAAACCGCGATCTCGGCACTAATGTCAAAGCTTACAAGATAAAGCACGGGCTCGGAGGTTTCTATCGTTCGAACGAAGACGGAGAAGCTTCCGGAGCTCCTGTCGCATATATGGCATCACTCTATGCGGTGAGCAAGATTAAAGGCTTTGACATGAGTGACGCGGAAGCTCAGGTCTTCGATGAATTTATCCCGCAGCCGTGGGACAGGGTAAACCGAAAAGAAGGTGAGCAGCTGATGGACCTTTACAAGACCATTGCCAGAGACCGTTATGAGCGCACCGGAAAAGAGTTAAAGCTTATCTTGTTAGCGAATGCTGTAAATGTCTGGAACCCTACAGCTGAGATCTTAGAGATAATCGACACGATCACGAACATGTGCGCAAAAGGGAAAGAGCTGCTATATGATCCTGAACGGAGGATCCTTATTCATATCTTAAAGACTCCCCCGGCTATGATCGAAAAGGAAAAGAAGACCGGTCTGTATAAGACAATGGCCGGGACGAACTGGGGCCGTATGGCTTTCGGGAATGAGTTTGGCTATAACGACTTTTCTCAGATCAAGCAGGTAGCGCTAAAAGGTTATCGCCCAATAGTAAGTGTGGAAAATAAGGGCAAAACGTGGTATATTTATAGTAACGATGAAGCGTGGTACATGACCGACTCGCCCGCTCCGAACGTGACATGCTATAATCTCGATACGGAGTCAGGGCAAAAAGCTTTCTATTATGATTATGTTCTGGACTTGCAGGAAGCTACCATAGAAAACCGCATGTACTACAAAACATATACAATGTACGACACGATAACGAACTATAAAAAGAGATTTATCATAAATTAAGGAGGTAAAGCATGACGATCAAGACTTGGAAAGCGTCGCAGTTTATTAAACAGAAAAACTCAACGAAACAGCCGGGATCTTCACCGACACCGACAAGCTATACGGTGAGACTAAAGGATCCCACAAGCATAACCCGTCCGACCATTATTTTTGACGGACATATAGCGCCAACCGACATAGGCTACGCTTATATTGATGATTTTGAGCGCTATTATTTCGTGTCCGAATACCGCTATAATGGTCCGAATACCGAAATAGATTTTGTATCTGATCCTTTGGCCAGCTTCAAGAATGAGATCGAAGACTATGAGGGACATATTGCAAGATGTTCCGATTATACATGGTATAATAACATGATACCCGATCCCTTAAATCCCATTGCTTCCGGAGCGGATTTTTATGGCGCAGCAGAGTCCGGCAGCTCACCGTTTTCGTCGAGCGCGTTTTGCTTTATTCTTTCGGTAATAGGTAAAAGCCAAATATCGACAGCTCAGAATGGTATGGCGACAACATACTGCATCTCGATCAGTGCTATGGAGCATCTGATCGATGATTTTAACAATGCGAGCTTCCTTCAAAATCTCATCAATGAATTTACTAACCCCCTCGACGCTATAGTATCGTGTAAGATAGTGCCTCTTGTTTACGGCTCGTCTTTATGGCCTGCAACCGAATATAATGTTTATATCGGAACTCAGTCTACCAGCGCAATGGGAAAGATAATAACAGGCAGAGCTGTTAATGACGCTATAACGATCAATCTTCCGGCCGGAGCAACTTCGATAACCGGATATAGAAAAGCTGAGCCTTATGCGACATATAGCGCATACCTTCCTTTTGTCGGAGTGGTAGGCATTAAATACGAGAATGTTGCAGCTGACAATAAGCTACATATCGCTCGTCACATGGATATTATGAGCGGTGATATATCCTACGACATCGTACAGGACAGTCAGGTTATAGCCACATACTCCGGAAGCTTTGCAACTAATATTCCGATGTCTAATAAAAGCTATTCCGGATCGGGAGTCATCGGCGGAGTAATGGCGACACTGGGAGGCATTGTCGGAGCTGCGGTCGCTGCATATACAGGAGGCGCAGCACTTCCCGCCGTGGGAGCCATTGCGGCGGGTATCGGAGGCACAGTCACATCACTTGAACAGAAAACCCAGATCAATGGAATGATCTCATCTTATCTCGGCGTGCAGAGTGGTATTTACTGCCGGATTATGTGCCTTTTCCGCAAGCTTGCTTCTACGATCACAGATCATCAGCAGACGGAAGGCTTGCCGTGTCATAAAACGGATTATGTCAGGAGCCATTCGGGATATTTACAGATGTTAAATCCTTCTGTCAAATGCACCAGAGCAACAGCCGGAGAGCTTGACGAGATAAATGCCACAATGGCCAGCGGTTTCTTTTATCAATAAGGAGGTAGGTTATGCCCCAGAAAATGAAAACAGATTGTTTTATATCTATGGTAGCGGACAAGCTCACAAAGCTTGCATATAAGAACGGTTATCATGTAGTATCGCCCATCATAGCCCAGAGCATACTTGAGAGTGGCTGGGGAAGCTCTACGCTTGCCGAGTATTATAACTTTTTCGGAATGAAGGCAAACGAGCGCTGGAAGGGCGATTATGTCGAGATGACGACACAGGAAGAAAAAGACGGCCAGCGCTACACAGTGAAAGCAAAGTTTCGCAAGTATAAGAGCTTTGCGGAAGGATTGCAGGGATATTTTGACTTTATAGCCATACCACGTTATGACGCGCTCCGCGTAGCTGATGACTACGAAGAGTATTGCGACCAGTTAAAGATCTGCGGCTATGCGACTTCGTCGAAATACCCGGACAATCTTAAAAGGATCATCGAGCAGTACAAGCTTTATGTTTACGACGCAGTGATAAAGATCCTTGAAAAATGACGACAAGTTTATAACTATAAGTGTCCTTTCTGGGAAGTGCAGTGTTGGCGCACTGCACTTTTTCTTTATTTGCTAAAATAGTTAAATCGTGATATAATTTCCTTGCGGAGACATACGCGGACGACACCGGAGAAGCAGATCTTCCCGGCCGCTTGGTTAGTCACCAGCCAAGTCTCCGCCCGGCTTGCCGGTGGCTGGTATATAATAGGAAGGAGAAAACAACATGAAGATCGGTGACATCATCAAGTTGTCGCTCGGCGGATATGACACGCAGAGCATTAAGGAACTGGGAGAGCTCGCAAAGACTTCTCCTGAAGTGGTAGATCTTGCGAAGACCGGAAAGACGGTTAATGACATCAAGCAGCTTCTTGAGCTGGCTGACGCAGACGAGAGTCCCGCGAACAGTGCCGCTCCAGAGACTCCCGAAAGCGAGGAGACACCGGATTATAAATCCATGTACGAAGCTCAAGTGAAGAAGGTTGATGAACTGTCGGAGCTGGTTTCGAAGATACAGAAAGAAAACGCCGGTAAGGATCTTTCCGGAGAGACTCCGGAAAAGAATCCCTTTGAAGCCATTGCCGGCATGATAGGCATCTAAATTTAAGGAGGTAAATTATGGCGCGTGTTTACACACCAAAAGACGGTTATCAGATCATGACCGTTCTCGGACGCTTGGCGACAGGCCAGCAGTCAATCTCAGTCGTTAATATGAGCGACTTTATCTCAGCCGGTGAGACCGTACTCGGCACCGGAAAAGAAAACGTTTACAATGCACTCGGCATCCTCATCGGTAGAACTCTTGTAGCTGCGAGAGCATACAAGGAAAAGCTCGCTCTGATGAACGCTATCGACACAGGAAGCTACACCAACAGACTCAGGAAGATCTCCTTCTATGCGAAGGATCCCATCCCTTCCGGCTTCTTCAATACTGACATCTTCACAAACCTTGCTGACGGTTATGACGGCGGCGACAACGGCGGAGCTTCTACTAAGAGCCAGTGGGAACAGCATCAGGCTATGCCCCTTGAAATGAACTTTGGCGGATCAACCGTATGGCAGCATTGTCTTACCATGTATGAAGAGCAGATCAATGCAGCTTTCCGCGATCCTCAGGAGCTTGCCGCTTTCGTTGCCGGACAGGTTACAGAGCACGAAAATGACATTGCCACCACAAGAGAAGCATTTAATCGCATGACTCTTCTCTCAAAGATCGGTGCAACTTATGCTTATGATGCCGGTGGCGTTTCCAATCAGGTTGTAAACCTTACAGCTGCATACAACACATTCTTTGGCACATCATACACAAGCGCCCAGCTCCGCAGCACATACCTTAAGAGCTTCTTGGAGTTCATGACCGCTACTATTAAGCAATATTCCGATTTCCTCACAGAGCGCACAAAGAATTTCCATGTTGCGCTCACAAAGACAGTAGGCGGCGTAAGTTATTCTATCCTGCGTCATGTGCCGAAGGATAGGCAGAGATTATATCTCTTCCGTCCGCTTATCCGTTTTTCGGAGGCGATCGTAATGCCTGAGATCTTCTCTCCCGAATATCTCACAATGGACCAGTACGAAGGCGTTGACTTCTGGCAGTCAAACTATGATGACACAGAGCGTCCGCAGGTTAAGGTAAAGACTGCTATCCTTAATACTGTTACCGGAGAGCAGACAGCTTCCGCAGACATTGAGATCCCTTTTGTTGTAGGGCTCCTCACTGATGTTGATGGAATGATGAACGACTTTGCCTTCGAACGCAGCTTATCGACGGGATTGAACGCCAGAAAAGGCTATAGAAACGTTTGGCTTTCCTTTGCCCGCAATTCCATAAATGATCCGACTGAGTCGGCAGTACTCTTCACAATGGAGGACTAATAAATAGGAGGTGACACATGTACTCGCCTTTGAACTATGATCAGATAAATTCAATAGCGGGACAGTTTCATCCTTCGTCGGTGAAGTCTTATAACAACCGGACTTTCCTTTTCTGGGAGAGAGCTCTTTTCCAGAGAGCTCTCTCTGTTATAGATTTCGATGAGTTTCCGGAAGAATGGGGAGGAGCTGTTAAAGATCTCTTTGAGTATTGTCTCCTTACTATCGGTTTCGTTCCGACATTTGTCCTTCCTGAATATGGCCGCACTTTTAACCCGGGTACTCTCTCCGGTTTCGACTGGTATTACAGACCTACTAAGGCCCTTGTATCCAACCCGGCGCTGTCGCGCTCGCTGGAGTTAAAGATCGGGGAAGATTGCGCGGTCATAAAACTTACACCGGATTACCGCGGCATCAGGGACATCACCGAATATTATGCGGAGAAGCTGTCAACGCTCGATAATGCGATAAATATGTCGCTTATCAATAACAAATTTGCGTTTATGTTAGGCGCAAAGAATAAAGCCGCTGCCGAAGCTTTAAAGAAAATGCTCGATCTCGTAAACTCCGGCGAGCCTGCTGTCATCTTCGACAGAAAGATCATGGACGACCCGAACACCAAGACAGATCCTTTTCAGATCTGGGAGCGGGGCGCCATGAAAGAAAACTATATGACGACTCAGCAGCTTGCCGATTTCAGAACTTTAATCCATAACTTCGACTCCGAGGTCGGAATTCCGACGCTTCCGATCGAGAAGAAGGAGCGCATGATCTCCGATGAAGCGACAGCTCTTGAAGCTGACGCGACATCAAGATCGCGTATCTGGGTAGAGTGCATAAACGAGAGTGCGAAGGAAGCTGACAGGCTGTTCGGCATAAAGATCCATGCTAAACTCGCATGGGAAGATCTTGCAAAGGAGGTGGCGACCGATGGCAAAGATGACACTGATCGGAATGTATAATTATGATCAGACGCTTTTCAACGGACTGACCTTCCCCGCAGGAATAGATAAAGACATAGCTGTTAATGAGATACTTGTAAGAGCAAACGAGTTTTGTGTTCTCTACACCGATCCGGATTTCATGAAAATTCAGATAGGTATCTGGGGACAGAAGCACTTCCGCACTTTCGAAAAATGGGTATATGCTCTTGCACAGGAATTCAATCCGCTGCATAACTATGACAGGCATGAAGAGTTTGAGGACCATTCCGGGAAGAAGTCGACCAGCAAGACCACAGCCGATTATAAAGATGCCAGAACTGTTGATATGACGGCGGACAGATCTCCCAACCTTCGCGTGACACAGTCGGAAAACGGCACCGAAACAAACGGTCAGATGTTCCCTGCATCAGATGAAACAAAGGTGAGCGCTTATGACTCTTCGACCTACCAGCCGAAGGAAAAGACCACTCACGACATCGGCACCGTACAGAAAGACACAAGCAATTCCGTAAATCAGAGTACAACGGGCTCTGATATTACGAACAACAGCGGAACTGATGACCTGACACGAAAAGGTACGCTTGCCGACACTTCCGGAAGCGAGACTGTTAACAGCTCACATACAGCGCACTTGTACGGAAACATAGGTGTCACGACTTCGACTCAGATGTTGGAAGATTATCTAAGAGTTGAGCGCTGGAACATCTATGAGAACATTGCGGACATCTTTGTAGATGAATTCTGCATACAGATTTACTAAAGGAGGTATGACATGGGCTTTTTCAAATATCCCTATACTGACTTGAACGAGCTCAATCTTGACTGGGTGATAGCCAAGATCAAGTATATCGAACAGGCCAGTCATATCATCTTCGATAACTCCGGTACTCCTCTTGTATCGAATAACGTGCAGGATGTCATCGAAGAGCTATACAACATGATAAGCACTCAGGGTGTGACCACATGGAACGGACGAAGCGGTGTTGTTGTCCCTGAAGCACACGACTATACTGGCGCGCAGGTTGATTATGACAACACGATCTCCGGGCTCACGGCAACGGAAACGCAGAGCGCTATCGATGAGCTCGCAGCGCGTCCGCTTGGTGGTGTAGAGAGCTTCAACACAAGGACCGGCACTGTTGTACCTGCTGCCGGAGACTACTCCGCAGCTGATGTAACCTATGACAACACAGGCTCAGGTCTTACCGCGACCGACAGCCAGAGCGCTATCGATGAAGTTAATAACAAGATACCGGCGACGATCGTTGAGAGCTTTAACAGCAGGACAGGAGCCGTTGCTCCTGCGGCCGGAGATTATGACGCGGCTGATATTACATATGATAACACGACTTCGGGACTCACTGCTACCGACGCTCAGGCTGCAATCGATGAGCTTGATGACCGTCTGGATAACTTCTCTGTAACCGCTGCTCAGGTGTCCTATGATAATACTCTTTCGGGTCTTACCGCAACCGATGCTCAGGCGGCGCTTGACGAGATAGCAAACGATGTTCTTTCTTCCGGTGTTGCTTCCTTCAATGGAAGGACCGGGGCTGTAAACCCCGCAGCGAACGATTATGATCTGACGATGCTGGGTGATGTCGCGATCTCTTCTCCTGCGGCAGATGATGTTCTGAAATATGACTCGGTTTCGCAGAAATGGGTGAACGGAGCCGGAGGCGGAGGCGGAGGCGGATCGGCCGCAACTACGACCTACGACAATACAGCATCGGGACTTACTGCTACAAATGTTCAGGACGCTATTGACGAGGTTGTGTCCGAAAAGATGGATAAGACTGACGCGACGCCGATCGTAGCGACAGGAAGCACCAACAACTCCGGAGCAACTATCGTTGACGGATCGCTGTTCTGGTTAAACGGACAGCTCTGCAAGGCTATCGGCAACATAGCGATGGGCGCAACCTTTACGCTCAACACAAACTATACGACCGGACAGCTCGCTCCGAAGGTGCTTACATATACCGGAGGTACGACAGCCAATGGCAACCTGCTCATAAACCCGCTGTCAGCCAATGATGTTCCTATCGTTGTAAAGCATAACGCTAACGGTTGGGCGGCCGTATTCTATAACAACGGCGGGTACTGGCAGGTACATTTCTTCAGCCCTGACGCTTCACATCAAGTCTATGCAAACGCAACCGGCATAACTGTCACAGTATATTACTATTAAGGAGGTACCTTATGAAGTACGCTATCATCAAATGTATCAACGGTAACTGGTTTGTTCATGCTGAAGGCATCACATCGATCGAGTCAGCAAAGACAGGTTTTCATCAGCTCTGCGCTTCCCTTTGGAATGCTTCCGATGTTCAGACCGCAGCTGTTAAGATCGTAGACGAACAGCTTGACTGTGTTGAGCAGTACAGCGAGATCATCGTTAAGACAGCAGAATAAGATTTCGACAACTGAATAATGAGCCGGCCATCGTCCTGATCGGATGCATGGCCGGAATTTTATTTGGCAGGGCAGTCGGCAGATCGGATGGCCCGGTCCGGAAATTTGGATATGAAGATTCAAGCCGGAGGTTGTGGGAAAATTT